AAGACGTCGTTCTCGAATCGAGTTTCGGTCCGCTCGGCGTGACTGGTGCTGACCTTGGCCTGGTGCACGGTTGTCAGCCACTCTCGGGCCACTGCCTCAAAGGTACCGGGCAAGGGCTTCCCCTCAGCCGCCAGTTGCTCACGCTGCTGAAGGGCCGCGGCAGCTGCCTTGCCGGCCTTTCTGGCCGCGCTGGGGTCGCCTCCGGACGCGAGTTGCCGCCGCGCTTCATACCGTTTCTGGCGGGCCATAGCCAGGGTGGTATTGGGGTATGTGCCGACACTCAGCCGATTGGCCTTGCCGGCGACCCAGTAGCGCAGCCGCCACCAGCCGACGCCCGACGGCTGAGCCTCCAAAGTCAAGCCAGCCCCATCGTTCACCGTGACCGGCTTGCCGGCCTCGGTCGCGCGCTTCAACGCAGCCTTCACGGCCTTGTCGCTCAACAGATCAGAGCCTCGCATACCGCACAACTCCTCGCACCGCACAACCCGCTTGGGTCGGTTGTGCTGATTGTTGTGCGGTCGTTGCACGGATGCAAGGGGACGTTCCGGAACGATTTGGGCAAAGAAAAAGGCCTAAGTGATTGATTTACTTAGGCCTTTGGGACAACGTCGGACGTTGTCGGACGTACAACTGGTGGAGCCGGGGGGAATTGAAATATCTAAGTTCCCCAGGCATATATCCATTAACTTACCCCCAGTGTTACCCCCGAAAAGTCCGACTGTTGAGTTCGTGTGGCAATTGCTCAATTGAACCGTAGTCCTAATGCCGGCCCTACCTCGGCCAGGCGCTCAACAGGGCCGCATGCCGCGCCCTGCAATCGGCTGCGGCCGCCTCTCGCGCCTCTGCGATGCGCAGCACGTCGGCCAGCGGCGCGCTGGCGGCCTGCGGGTAGCTCGGGCCGGCTTGGCACAGCAAGGCCAGCGCCGGCGGCGGCGGGTCGATGGGCCTAGTAGTCGGCGCCCGCGTCGCGCAGCCTGTTGAGCCAAACGCGAGGCACAGGCACGTCGCCCAGCTCAAGCGGCCGGCCCAGGGGCCCGGCAGGCGGGCAAATCGTGGCGTGGAGCGCATAGACGGACTCCGGTGAGGGTGTGGCGGCTCGGCGCGCCGCGGCGGCTCTGCGGGCCTGGTATTCGGCATCGGCGGCACGGCCGCGCAGGCGGTCGGACTCGCGGGCGGCGTCGGCCGCCTCTCGGTCCTGCAGCTGCTGGGCCTGCCATTCGGCGCGCACGCTGGCGGCGCCAGAGCCGCGGCCGTGGATCCAGACGCCGGCCAGCAACGCCAGCACGGCGCCGGTCTTGATGAGCCAGAGGGGCGGCATCACGGGTAGAACACCCGGCGCTGCGACCGCGGCGGCACCGTCTGCAGGTGGGCCCAACCTTTGGTGGCGCTGGGGTGCTCCATCCACAGGCCCAGCTCTGCCAGCACGGCCTGTCCGGCGTCGCTGATCAGCCAGTCGTCGATGTCGCCGTCGGGGTCGTACAAGTCGATTGCCTGGCCGGTCATGTGCTTGGAGTTGGGGGCCGCGTTGGGCGTGGCGGCATTGAGGACCGGCGGGCGCCAGCCGCTGGAGACGGGCGTGCGGGTCTTTGGGTGTTGCACGGCGTGCAGACCGCTGGCCAGGGCTCGCGCGAGCATGGCGTTCACGAGGCCGACGGTGCGGTGAGCCTCGCGCTCGATGGCGGGCGTCAGCGCGAGCGGGTACTGCTCCCGGCGGCCCATGAAGTAATCGTCGACGGTGATCATGATGGCCTCCTTCGTCAGGGCTTGAGCACGTCTCGCACATCGGCCGCGGCGTCACGAGCGATCTCCGCGATATCTTTCCCGTCGCGCCGGCCCAGCCAGGTGAACAGCGCACGCACGAGCGCCCAGCCGGGCAGTCCGCAGGCGAAGCACAGGCCGAACAGCGTCGCGAGACCGGCCGGGCCGCTGGCGGCCATGTCAGACAAGCCCAACCAGTGGAGCAGCCAGCCACCACCGGCTACGCTGCACACCACGGTGCTGATGAGACCGACGGCCCATTCGCGCGCGCTACGCGGTGGTGTCATGCACATCACCACGACACTGGCCAGGCCGGCGCCCCCAGCGGTGACGCCGGCCATGCCGCCAATGAGCTTCCAGCCCGCGAAGCCGGCAGCAGCGCCGGATGAAGTTGGTTCTGCCATGGTGGGCCTTTCAGGAAGTAGGCGGCGTGGGCCAGGTGATGGATTCGGGGAAGCCCGGCTGCTGCGGCAGGTCGGCCAGCGCCTGCATGTACGCGGCCCAGTCGGACGGGATGGGCTGCCCGGTGCGCAGCGCGCGCAGCGTGACCCAGTCGCTCTCGGCCATGCGGCGGTCCCGCTCGGCACGGGCGGTAGGCGCATCCCAGACCACGGCAACAGGCGGGCGGGTGTAAGGCACTAGCGTGCCGGTATCAACATCGAAGCGCTGCGTAAACGGGTCAGCATCGATCTGCGTTGCGACATGCTCGGCGGGCGTATTGGCCGCGACAGCCGCCTGGTTCGGCAGCAGCATGCTGCCAGGGACAAATACGCCTGTTGAGGCGTGATAAAAGCGCCAGGGCTTGCTCATCGCTTGACCACCTCAGTGCGCATCGAAGAGTCGTACAGGCCGATCGCCGGGTTCAAGCTGTTGCGGTTGGAGATCAGTTTGAAGACAAGCGACACACCCCCCGCGGCGGCAAAGCTCGTCACGCAGCTGAACATCTGCCTGGAGCCTGAGGTGCTCGAACAATTGCCCAGCACGACGTCGGCGCCACCACCGGCGGACACGGCCCAATAGAGATAGTTGCCACTGTCCGGCAGGACAGAGGACGCACCGATCGTCGCGGTGAAAGAGACCTTCGCCGCGACAGGCGGCGTGACCGTGAACGACCGTTGCACGGTGGGGCCGCTGCCGGTGCCTGATCCACCAAACGAGTGGCTGTCCTGGGTGATCTCTGTGGCAGCGTCGGCGGCGATCTTGGCCGTATCGACGTCACCATCGCCCAGCACCGTCAGCACCACCCAACTGCTGCCGTCCCAACGACTGAGCCGCGTGCTGCCGGCGGTGCTGTTCGACCACAGGTCGCCGACGGCCAGCGCGGTGGGCGTGCTGCCGCCGTAGAAGGTCGTTACCTTGCTGTTGGCCGTGGACTGCGCGTTGGCGGCCGCGGTGATCGCATCGCCGATGCGCGTGTCGGCCGCCACGACCCAGACGCCCGTGGTGTAGCGGTACTGCTTGTTGCCGTCGTTGGTGTCGTACCAGAGGTCGCCCTCGGCCTCGCCTTGCCCGCTCGGCGGCGTGTCCTGGTGGAACGACGTGATCTTGCCGTCGGCCGTGGACTGCGCGGCTGCAGCGTCGGCGATGGCCTGGGCAATGCCGAGGTCGCGCACCGACACCCAGGAGCCGCCCATGGCCACGTACTGGCGGTTGTCGTCGTCCGTGTCGTACCAGAGGCCGCCGGCGTCGTAGGCGGGAGCGGTTGGCTGGCGGTAGATCGTGTTCTTGGTAGCGGCCAGGTCGCCGACGTAGCCGTAGTCCACGAGGGTCCGAGCGCCGCTGGTGGTGCCGGACACGCGGAGCTGCCCGTCCAACAGATCAAACGCCAGTTCGCACCAAGCGTCCGTGTCGGAGTCGACCGCGCCGGCATAGACCTCCGCGCCGTTGCCCTCGCCGCACCCCGCAATGCCGACCAAGATGTAGGCCGCCCTGAGCACGAACGCCGCGGAACCGAACACCGCCCTGCTGGCGCCGCAGCGGTACATCGCCGCAGGCAGGCCGCTGTCCATCCGGTGACTCTGCGGCTCGTCGTGCGAGTAGATGACGATCAGGTTGCCCTTGCGGTTGTCGCAGATGTAGTTCAGATCCGCGGCCAGCGTCGACGCTGTGCGGTAGGTGCCATCGGGCGCCGCGATGCTTCCGACGCCATAGACGTCATAGCTGTTCGTGTAGATGACGGCGCCATCGCGGTTCAGCTCGACCAGCACGTAGCTCCGCATGGCCGGGTTGCCCACCTGCGCCCCCGTCTCGGCATTGCGCAGCCCTGTAGTGAAACCAGCGCGCGGAGATGCCAAGTTGCCCATGGCGCCCACGCGGAACGCCAGCGGCCGCCCCGTGGTGTTCACCCACTGAGCGCGCTTGCCGGCCTCCGCAGCGATGGCGTTGAGCAGCGCTTGCCGGGTGGTGTAGATGTCGGTCCATTTCGCCTGGTCAACAGCCGGCGTGATGGGCGTGTCTGTACTGGTGTCGTCCCAAGCGGGCGACAGGCTGCCGAGGTAGGCGCTGAGTGCACCGTAGGCGTTGTCGTAGGCCTGCCTGATGGCCGACGCACCGTAGGTCAGCCCATAGAGGTTGGCCTGGTTCTGGATGCCCGAGATCTCGCCAGTAAGGGCCTGCCACTGCCGCATGAGGGCAGGCTTCTCGGCCGCGTCGAGATAGCCGTTGCTGCGCATGGTGACCAGCGTGCTCAGCGCGCTGCTGGCGTTTCCCGCCGCCGTGGTGGCGGCTCCCTGCGCCGCCACAGCGGCCGCGTAGGCGACGTCCGCACCAGCCTCCAGGCTGTTCAGCGTGCTCGCTGCAGCCCACATGCTGGCGGCAATCAGGCCGGGCGCACCACCTGTGTCAGCCGCCCCGCTTTCGAGCGTACCGATGATCCAGTGCGTCGCCGCCGGCGTGAACGTTGCCCAGCCGGCGCTGTTGTCGTCGTACTGCCAAGCGCCCTGGTACCGCCTTGCCATCGCAAAGGGTTGATACACCGCGCCACCGGCCTTACTGAAGGTGGCGCCGGCGCTGTCCCAGACGATGTAGCCGGCCACCGGGCCTTGGTTGGTGAACAACGAACCATTCGGCACCGCAGTGGCCACACCATTCACCAGGATGACGCCCGGCGCGTCCAGTGCGTTGCCGCTAGCGTCGACCGCGTGGATGTACGCCTCGTTGTAGTTGACCGTGCCTGCGAAGTCGCTGACGTTGAGCTTGATGCCAAGGCTTTCTGGCGCCGGCACGATGCGCTGCGCGTCCTGGATGGCCGCCGCGCTGGCCACGAGGTCGCTGTACGCAGCGGCGCTGTGGCGCACCAGCGCCAGCTCCCAGCGGCCGGGCGACGGCATGCCGACGTCGGCCACGCGCATGGGCGTCATGGACAGGCCCAGCGGGTGGTCGACCGTGATGATGTCGCCCTTGTCGTGCCGGATCCCAACGTCAAACACCTGCAGCGTGGTCGTGATGTCGTTGAGCCAGAGCTTGTTGAGGCGCTCCGTGGCCTCTCGCAACGCCTGGCCGTACCGGTGGATGCCGGGCAGGCGCACCTGGCTAAGGCGCCAGGGCTTGGTGGTGCCTGCGCCGTCGATCTGCGCGGTGGCTGAGGCGTCGCGCCAGGGCGTGGCGCTGGTGTCGGTGTAGATGACCTCAACTGCCGTGGGCGCTTGGCTGAGGTCGCGCAGCTCCAGCGCGCCGATGGCGGCGATCTCGCCGTAGGCGTGGCGGTAGGTGGCTACCGCGGCCGCGTCTGCGTCCGGAACCAGGCGCACACCGCTGGAGCCGGGCAGCAGGAAGCAGCCGGCGTAGGCGCGCAGGGCCTCTGCCACGTCGACGGCCGCCGCGGCAGCGATAAAGCTAACGCCGACGATGCGGCGCTGCTCGTCGACGGTGCTGGGCACGATGGCGCGGTTGGCCTGGCTGGTGGTGCGCACGCTGGCCCAGTCCACCGCCAGGCCGCAGCCGTAGACGGCGCTTGCGACGAAGTCGGCCAGGCACACGGCCGGCGTGTCGGTGTAGGCCCAGGTGCTGGGGTCGGCCAAGCGCTGCGGGCCCAAGCCGCCGGCGGTGGTGTCGAAGGACGGGTCGTAGCACTTGCGGCCGCGGATGCGCGCGGTGAGGCTGAGCTGGCCGCCGAACAGCGCCGCCGGCATGGCGATCAGGCTCCACGCGTAGCCGGTGAGCGGGCGCACCTGACCGACGATGCCCTGCGCCGCGAAGGCGGCCTCGAGCGTGGCGTTCACCACCGTCTGCGCGCCGGTGTAGTGCGTGGCGGTGGCGCCGGCCGGCAGTGCCGCGTCGTTGAGCTGCAGGTCGTTGATGCTGTCGCAGGCATGGCACCAGAGCGCCTGCACGAGCAGCGTGCCGGGCGTACCAGCGGCGCTCAGCACGTTGAGGATGAGGCCGCTGATGCGGTCCTCCCCGTAGACCAGCGGCACGACGGCGCGGTCGGCCGCAGCCGGCAGCTGGCGCTTGGCCGCGCTCGCGCCGACGCCGTTGAGCGTGTTGGCGGGCGGGATGGTGAGGCCGTCGGTGATGAGTGGCATGGTCAGCTCCGACGGGCCAGGGTGTAGGTCTGGCCGTTGATCTTGAGCACCGTGCCGGCCGGCAGCAGCGGCGAGAAGCCGGCCGTGGACACGAACGTGCGGGGCGCCTGCGTGTAATCGGCCGGGTGCCGCAGCGACAGGCGCACGGCGTCGGTCGCGATCTGTGCGGCGGCGCAGACGCCGTCGGCCAGCCACACGACATCGCCGCTGGCCGTGGCGCCGGCGTCGTAGCCCCAGATGCGCACGGCCCGGTCCTGCACACCCTGGCCCAGCACCAGCGCGGCCATGGCGCCGTCGCCGTTGCCCAGGCGCAGCACGCCGGAGAGCGCAAGCGCTTCGACCTGCAGGGACTCGACGGTCACGTCCTCCTTCGTCCAGTTCTCGCCGGCCCAGGTCAGGTCGGCATGGCTGCTCCAGCGTTTGACGGGCGAGAACGCCAGCTCCACCAGCACAGCGGGTTGCTGAACAGGCGCACCGAGGGCGGCAGACAGCGCAGCGGACAGCGACTTCATGCCTTCAGACCTCCGCCAGGCGCACGGTGGCGCGGTAATAGAGACCCTTGCGCCAGACCTGCGGTGCGGCGCTGAAGCGCACCGTGTAGGTTGCGCCGTCGCCGGGCCAGGCGAAGCTGAACTGCGTGGTGACGTTGGCTGCGTAGAACGTCATCAGCTCATCGCGCTCGGCGCGCGTGAGCATGTGCACGACGATGAAGTCCGTTTTGTCGGCGCTGTACAGCCGGCGCACCTTGAGAAGGCCGTTGGTCGCGCGCAGCGCCTCGATGCCGGCGCCGCGCGAGGCCTCGCTCTCCTCGAGGATCATGAACGTGGTTGGGTAGGGCATGCGGCCTCAGTACGCCTGGGTCACTTCGGGCTGGCGGTAGCCGGGCATCCAGCCGCCGGAGGAGCCGCCGAGCTCGCGGATGGTCGAGGTCAAGGTGGCAACCGCGTCGACGACGCGCAGCGTGGCGTCGCGCGTCTCGTATTGCGCGTCCATCGACTGCTGGGCCAACTGCAGCTGCTGGCTGACCGTGCTGAGCAGCGGGCTGAGCATGTCGTTGGCCGGCGCGAGGGCGGCGGCCTGGCTGAGGGTCAGGCCGGATTCCGTCAGGTAGTCGGAGACGGTCGCGAAGCTGCCCTGCAACGCCAGCAGCGCGGCCAACTGCTCGCGGCCGGTGGTGCTGTTCGGATCCAGGCTTTCCACCAAGGCGCGGAACTGCTCGCGGCTGTTGACCTCGGTCGTCACGCCAGCTGCGCCGAGCGCGCCCTGCACCTCACGGGCCTTCAAGCCGGCGATCTCTTCGCGGTTGTAGTAGTTCTGCACAAAGCCCAGCGCCTGCTGGTTGAGCGCATCCATGCCGCCGGCAAGGTCGATCAGGTGCTCGCGCGCCGTCACGCTGGTGGCCGCCAGGCGGCTGAAGACGCCGCCCAGCGAGTTCAGGCCGTTCGAGAAGGTCTGCAGCGTGGACAGGCGGCTCAAGGTGCCGGCCAGCGTCTCTCCGTAGCGCTGCAGCGGCGCGAGCTGGGCCGCGTAGCGCGAGGCCAGCTGCTCGCCCACGTTGGCGACGGCTGCTTCGAGGGCGGCCTTGTTCTCTTCCTCCGACTTCCCCCAGACGACCTTGAATTGCGCCGCGTACCCATTGACCGCCGACACCGGCAGCCCCAGCACTTTGGCGTACTCGCCGGCCGACTTGTAGAGCGCACTGATGGTGCGGTCCAGTTCGGCATCCAGCTGCTTGCTGATGGGGCTGTAGTCGGTGCCCGTCTTGTCGGACCGGAACCAGCCGCCCTTCTGCAGCCAGTCCGCATAGGCCTGGCCAGTGAAGCCGCCCGAATTGATGGTGCCGGTGATGCCCTGCCCTTGCAATTGCGGCGAGCTGCGGCCAAAGGCCCGGCTCCACAACGACGCGCCGGTGATGACATTGGCCAGGCGCTCATTGACGCCCAGGCCCACCAGCGCATTGGTGTCCATCTTCATGGTGGGCGGCGCGATGAACGGCGTGAGCATGGCCGTCTTGAGCCACGCATCGGTGTACGAGAAGGTGCGCTGGTTGAACCCCTTGGCGTAGGCGCCGTCGGCCGCGCCCATGGCCATGGCGATCAATGCGGCGTACGGCGCAAAGGCGGCAACGCCCGCGCCGGCACTGATGGCGCTGCCGGTGCCGGACATGCCGGCCTGCGTGTAGGCGCGAGACGCAGCCAAGGCCTGGCTGCCGTTGAGGCCCATGCCAGAGCCGAAGGCCGACAGCCAGGAGGAGCCTGTCAAGCTGCCGGCGCCGCCGATCAGCTGCGCGATGCTGCCAATGCCGCCGCCCCCAGAGCCGCCCTGCAGCCATCCCGTCAGCGAGTTCGCCACGGGCTGCACGATGGCCTGCACGACTGGCCGCAGCACCATCGTCTTGAACATGTTGACGATGGTGTCGCGCAAGGTGATGGCAAAGCCCTTGCCGCTCTCGAAGCCGCGCATCAGCGCATCGGTAAGCGAGCGCTCCATGTCGCCGGTGGCGCGCTTCCACTCACGGGCGGCGTCCTCGGCGCTGCGCTTGGCCGCATCGCGGGTTTCCTTGCGGCCGATGAGGCTGGCCAGCTTTTCGCGCTGCTCAATCTCCGCGCGCAGCGCCGCCGCGCCGCCGAAGTCCAGCTCGGCGCTGGCCTTGGCGTGCGCCTCCTCCAGCCGCGCGATCGTCACGCGTTCGATGGCCTCGGCCAACGAGGTGTTGGCCTTGACGGACAGTGCCAGGGCCTGCTCTTCGGTCTGTAGCTTTAGGACGTTCGCGCCGACCTGGTCGGCCGACTTGAACAGGCCGTCGATGCGGCGCTGCTCGGCCTTCTGCAGGTCGTCCAGCGCCTTGGCGGCCTCGCGCTGCGCCTCGGCCTGCGCCTGCAGCTGCTCGCGGATCACCGGCTGCGCCGTGATGAGCTTCTGCACCGCGGCGACGTACTGTTCTTCGCTGAGGCGAATACCGTTGACGCCCTCCGCGCGCAGCTTCATCAGCTGCTGCAGGTCCTTCTGATAGGTGCCCGACAGGCCGACGGCACGCTCCAGCGCGGCGGCATCATGCTCACGCGCGGCCGCCAGCTTCTTGACGGCCTTCTCGGCCTCTTCGTCGGCTGCAATGACGTGCTTCGTGGCCCGGGCGCTCTCTTCCTGAGCCAATGCGTGGCGGCGCTGCACGCCCTCGATATCGGCCAGGACGTCGCGCTGGCTCTGAAGCGCGGACACTTGCTGCGCGATCAGGATCGCCTCAGTCTGCTGCTGAGCATTGCCGGCCCCCAGCACTTGCTGTCGCCGCTGAAGAATGGCGATCTGACGGTCGAGGCCGGCCGTGGTTTCAGCCCGGCCAACGTTGAGCATGGTGTCCCATGCCGCTTTCGCTGCGTCCTTCACATTGACCCAAAGGCGCTCGACGCTTCCGAGGCTTTGCTCCAGCTGCTTGGCGCGGCCGTTGACGGCGGCAGCGTAGGTCTGCTGCGCAAGGGCTGCAGCCTCGGCAGTCCTGCCCTGCTCCGTCAGCGCTTGGACTTGCTTGTAGACCGAGACGGTCAAGAAGTTCTCGGCTTCGTTCAGCTCGATCAGGCCTTTAAGAGGCGCGCCGCCCAGCTTGGCGAAGCTCTTGGCCACGGCGTCAATGTCGCCACCAACGCGGGCGAACCGCACAGCGGCTTCAGCGGCCGACTGAAGGCTGCCTGCTGACACTTGGCCGGTGGCCGCCAACCTCGCCAATGCTGCGGCGGCCTCGCCCTGCGTGCCGACGACCAGCGATTGCGCCCTGGCCATCTCCTGGAGCTGGCCAACGGTCACACCAGCGGCGCTGCCGGAGAGGACCAGCGCTCGAGTGAACGCCTGCGCTTCTTCCGCGCCTTGGTTGTAGGCAACGGCCGCAGCTGCCACGCTGGCTGCGGCGATACCGACGACCGCACCGACTGGCCCGATAGCGGCGCCCACGGCGCGCACCGCATTCCCCACCCCGCCGAACACGGCCGACAACTGCGAGCCCTGCTGCAGGATGGCCGTCAACGGCGCCTGGCCGCCTTGGATCTGCACGAACAAGTCTTGCAGCTGTGCGCTGACCTGCGCCATCTGCTGGCCGGAAAGCTGGACTTGCTGGCCGGCGCGCTGGCCGGCCTGGCCAAGCCGGCCCAGGCCGTCAGCTGCCTTGCCAGCACCAGCCTGCACCTGTTCGGCGCCTTCCAGCACCAGCCGAATCTTGAGGTCTTCCATGGCGTCAGGCTCCTAGACCCTTGCCGCGCGCTTCGGCGGCTTGCATGAGGTGGCGTTGCGCCAGCCAGGCGCGCTCCATGACGGCGAGGCCCTGCAGCAGCGGCTCGCGCTCGGCCGCGGGGATGCAGCGCACGTCGGGGTGTAGCCGCAGGCTGTGCCACTGAAATCCCGTGGGCCCAAGCGGGCCGTGGGCCCACTGGGTTTGCACGGCGCCCCACAGGCGCAGCACGGGCACGTTCTCACGCAGGAGCACGAACTCGGGCCGCTCGACGGGCGCCGCCCCACGCTGCCGGGCGAGCGCTGCCAGGCGGGCGAGGCCAACCGCGGCGCGGTCGTCGGGTGGGGCATCGTCGAGGGGCTCATCGGGTGGGCCGAGGTCGATCTCGTTGGCGGCCAGCAGCGTCGCCAGCCGCGTCAGTTTCCCGAGGCGCCAGCGGCGCCGTTGGCGCGCAGGTAGCCTGCGAACACCAGCGACACCATGCCACCCACCAGGCGGTACAGCGCGTCCAGCGCCTCGGGGCCGGGCGGCACCGGGGCGCCTTCGGCGTCCTGCAGCGGGGGCTTGCCGATCCAGGATTGCAGGGCCACGCCGCGGGCGGCGAGGAACTCCTGCACCTTGACCTGCTCGCCAAGCTCGCGCTCCTGCTCGCCCAGCGGCTGGCGCTTGGCGGACAGGCGCATGCCGAAGGGCTTGTCTTCGCCGCCATCGTTCAGCGTGAACTTGACGTCGAACTCGACGCGGTCGCCAACGACCAGCTTGTAGGTGGCGCTCATGGTGCCGCTCAGAAGCTGGTGAACGCGCCGGCCATCGTGATGACGACCTTCTGCTTCATGACCGACTCGAAGACGGGCAGCGAAGAGGCGCTGACCGTGCCGTAGGCGTAGCCGTAGATGCCGCCGGGCAGCACGAACTTGATGGCCTTCTTGCCGCCAATGCGCGACGCGGCCTGCATGGCCTGCTGGTCGGCCCGCGAGCGGTCCCAGCCGAGCGTCAGCTCCAGGCTGGCGCCGCTGAAGCCGGTGAACAGCTTGACGGCGTTGCGGCGGTCGAAGGGCTTGACCTCTTCGAAGCTGGCTTCGCCACCGCTGGGCGTGACGCCAAGGACCTGGCCGATGCTCGTCCAACCGGCGATCTTCTGCGCGGTGCCGACGGCGCTGGCGACCGGGTAGAAGTCGGTGTTCGTCGAGTCGTAACCGGCGATGGAAAAGGCGTTGGCAGCGACGGCCGACGCGCGCACGACGGACTCATTGAAGTCATCCCAGTTGTTCAGGATGAGGATCTCGTCGTTGTTGGCGTAGCCGTGGGCCGCGGACGACACGACGGGCGGCGCGGCGTTGCTGATGGCGCTGACGACCTTGGCGCCTTCCAGCGTGGTGCTCAGGAAGAACTGCGCGCCGATGAGGGTGTTGTAAGACATGGTGGGGGCTCCTGTGATGGGGTCAGGGGATGAGGGTCTCGGGCTCACCCTCGACGCCATGGAAGACGGCCTCGAGGTGCAGGGTCAGGGCACCCAGTCGGGCGGCCTGGGTGCCGTCGTCGTCGACGCGGCGGCGGGTGCCGATGCAGTGCAGGTTGAACGGCGGCTGCACGCTGAAGAGGGCCTGCAGGCCCTGGACCTGCAGCGTGTCGAAGAGGGTTTCGAGCTGCGTGGCGCTGGCCACGAAGCCGTCGGCGCGGATGCGCAGGCTGTGCTGCAAGAGCGAAGGCCAGGTGATGCCTTCGGCTTGCACGTCTTCGCTTTCGATGGCGACGAACCAGCACGGCAGCTCGGTCTCGGCGGCCGGGTGGTAGCGGCCCTCGAACACGCGGCCGGCGGTGAGCGCGCAGGCTTGCAGGCGCTGCGCGACGATTTGGCGGACTTGGGCGGCGGCGAGCATGGGTGTCAGGCCTTGGCGAGGATGAGTTGCACCAGCGCGCCATCGGGCGGCACGGGCAGCGCCTGGCGCACGAGGTAGCTCACGCCATGGCGCACCAGCGTCTGGCCGGCCTGCGCGCCAACGGTGGCGAGCACCTCGGCCGTGGTGGCGGTGGTGACGATGCCGTCGAGCACGACCTCGCCCGCGGCGTCGAACAGCCCGTGGATGGGCTGGCCGGCGAGCGTCATGGCTTCGCCGGCGTCGGCGAGCATGGCGGCGAGGTCGTCGTCGAACGGCATGGCGATCAGGCCTCGGTCTTCTCGGGCTTCTTCGCCTTGGCCTTGGCTTCGGCCACGGCGGCAGCGCGCAGCTCGGCGGCGGCCTCCAGGCGCTTGTCGCTGGCCACCAGATGGGCCGGACGACCCTTGGCGTCCTTCGCGTCGACGTAGAGGCCCTTGCCAGCGACGACGATGGCGTGGCCGTGGTCGGGCTCGATGTCGATGACTTCGTTGACGCTGATGAAGGTGGGGCCGTCGAGCGACGGGGCGAAGGTGTCTTGGGTGACGAGGATCTTCATTTGGGGCTCTCGGTGAGGTGGGCGAGGCCCGGCGCCGGGTTCGGCGCCGGTTGCTGGCTCGTCAGACGCGCAGCGCGTCCAACATGGCCGCGAAGCTGGCGGCGCGGCGCACGGCCGTGTCGCAGTCCTGCAGCGCGACGATGCGGCGGCCGCCCTGGGTGGCCAGCGCATACGGGTCGAGGATCAAGTCCAGCCCGCTCCAGAAGCCCAGCAGCAGGTCGCTCCAATTGCCGAAGGCGATGGCTGAACAGACGCCGTTGGCCGTGCCCTTGGTGAGGTTGCTGGGCATGCTGTTGGTAGCCACGGCGCGGTAGCCGTTGACCTCGTCGCCCTTCCACACCGGCTCGCCGCTGGTGCCGCTGAACACCTGCGTGAGCTTGAGCTGCGCGCGCATCTTGGCGTTGCTCACGTAGCTCATGCCACCCACGTCGGCGTTGGCGATGCCGACGGCCTCTTCCAGGCCAACCATGTGCGGGTAGGTGGGCGCTGCGCCGTTGGTGCCCCCCGCCACAGCGCCGATGCCGGCGGTGTTGATCACACCGCGCGGCTCGGCGCCGCTGCCGCTGCCGCACAGGCCGACACGGTCGATCTCGGCCGCGATGCCGTTGGCCAGGTCCGCCCGCACCAGCGCCTCGATGGCAGGCGTGGTTTGCAGCAGCGTCTTGCGGCTGAAGTCGGTGAACATGCCGACAGTCTTGGGCGTCAGCGTGACCTGGCCGAATGCCGCCTGGCTCTCGGTGACGTTCACGCCTTCGGCCACCCAGTAGGTGCTGGCGCCGGCCGTCTGGCTCGGGATGGCGATGTTGCCGGTGAGGCCGTCCAGCACCGTGGCGCCAAGCTGGGCCAACACCATGCGGTTGCGAAGCAGGTCGATGAAACTGCCGGCCAGCAGGTCGGTAGCGACCAGGTTGCCGCCGGCGGTGGCGGTGCCGACCGTCAGGTCACGCTGCGCCAGCATGGCGCGCACGGCCTCGGCCACCTTGGCCTCGCGGGCGATGCTGCCCTTGAGCACATCGACCGGCACGGTGTAGCCGGCTTGGCGGTGTGCGTAGTTTTCGGCCTTCTCGTCCAGCGGGCGCAGCTTGCGGGCCTCCACCGAGCACTCGATTTCGAAGGCGGCGCGCTTCTGGGCTTCCTTGTCGTTCGGCTCCAGCAGCGCATACATGAGACGCGTCATGCTGAACCGCTGCTGCTCGCGCTCGCTCAGGCCCAGCTCGGGGCTGACGGTGGGCTTGATCTTGCCGCGCTCCTCGAGCTTCTTGAGCACCAGCTCGCGGAAGGCGTCGACGCTGGCGCCGTCGTTGATGGCGGCGGTGGCTTCATCGGCCAGGCTGTGGGCGTGGCCCATGGCGCGGATGGCGTTGGCGCGCTCGCGTTCGGCCGTGGCGGCCTGGCTGGCGATGACGCGGATGTCCGGCGCGGGTGCGGGCGCCGGGGCGGTGGTGACGGGATCGCTCATGGTGCGGGTCTCCTTGGGTTGAGCGGTTGCGGCCTCGGCGGCCAGGGAACGGCCCACGCCCACGGAGGCGTCGGCGGGGATGGACACGATGGACACCTCGTAGGGGGTCCACGCAGTGACGCGGTAGGTGGCTTCGTCGTCGGTGCGGCTCTCCAGCACCATGTCGTCGATGGAGTAGCCGACCGAGACGAGCTCGCGGATGCCGTCGAGCACGTCCTGGAAGATTTCCTCGGCGCGGGCCGAGCGGCTGAACTTGACGGTGGCGCGGCACTTGCGGTCGCTGTCGACCCAGGCCTTTTCCACGACGCCGATCTGATCGCGTGTGTTGTGGTCCAGCAGCAGCGGGTGGCGGTTGTTGAGCCGCTCCAGGTTCACCGCCGAGCCGGTGCAATCGAGGATCTCGACGCCCCACCAGCGCTCATAGGGCGCATCGCTGGCGAAGCACAGTTCGACAGTGCGGGCCTCTTTGTCGATGGCGCCGCGCTCATAGACCATGGCGCGCTTCTGCGGCTCGGCGAGGGCCTTGCGGACGTTGTCGGGCAGGGTGTTGCGGTCAATGATGGTGGGCATGGGTCACTCCGTGCCGGTGGCGCCGAGGCCACCGGTGATGAGGTGCAGGCGGCGGGCCTTGGCGGCGGCGGCTGCTTCGGGGTCTTCGTCATCGACGCCGGCCAGGCCAGCGGCAGTGAGCTTCTCGTCCCACTCGACCCACTCGGCGAGCACCTCGTCGGGGTCGTCGCCGTTCTCGGCCATGACACGCTGCGGGCTGGTGATACGGCCTTCCAGCCGGCTGCGCTGGGCTTCGATGGTCTTGAGCGGGTCCAGCGGCTGCCAGGTGTGGGTTTGCCAGCGCGCGGCCGCGGCGTAGGTGTCGATGCGCGCGAAGCTGAGGCTCGACAGCTCGGGCGCGGCCACGAGGGCGTACTTCAACCAGCGCTCATAGATGGGCTGGCTCCAGTGGGCGACGAACCACTCCTGCAGCTCGAGCCACAGCGTGCGTTCGTCGCCCAGACCCAGCTGGCCGCTGGAGTAGTTCACGTCGCTCAGGTCGTTGCCGAGGCTGATGTAGCTGACCTCGAGCGCGCTGGCGATGTTGCGCAGGCAGTCCTTGATGAACTGGCCGTATTCGATGTTGGGGTAGTCGCTCTCGAAGGGCGAGGCCTTCAGGCCATGTGGCAGCACGTCCCAAGTGCCGTCCTGCAGCGTCTGGAATGGCGTGCCGTCGGCGGCCTTGCCGTCTTCCATGGCGGCGGGCGGCGCAGCGTCCGGGTGCATCTCGAAGAAGCCGCCGCGCTTGGCGCTCTCGCGCGCCTTGTTGAGGCCGGAGGCGGCGAAGTCGGCCGCCTGGTACATGGGCTTGAGGCCGGCCTGCATCCACGGCACGCCGAGCAGCTGCAGGGCTTCATCGGGCAGCTGCAGGTGCAGCATCTCGGCAGCGGGCACGCGCACGAAGTTGCGGGCGGTCGCCAGCGGGTCGAGCGCGGCGGGGTCGGTGCCGCGCAGCCAGTAGGCGCGCACGGCGCCGAAGGCGTCGACCTCGATGCCCTGGCGGATGCGGGCGCCGTCGGCAAGGTCGGCGCGGTGGGTCCGGGCCAGCACGTCGATGGGCAGCAGCTGCAGCTGCAGACCGTGCGGCCCGCGGCCGGCAAGGAAGCGGCAGAAGACGCTGCCGTCGACAGCCACGTGGCGCAGGGCCAGGCGGTCGAGATCCTGACGGGTGTAGCGGCCCGTCACGTCGCACGCGCCCTGGCGGCCCCAGGCACCGTAGGCGCCCTCGATGGCGGCGTTGACGCCGGTCTTGAGGCCGCCCTCGGTTCGCAGGCGCACCTGCAGGCGCACGCCCTGCGGGCCCAGCACGTTGCGGCGGACCATGCCGAGGAAGCGCCGCGCGAAAGGGTTGTTGCGCGCGGCGTCGCGGCTGCGGGCGATGACGGTGGCGAGGCCCGCGTCGGTGTCGGCGTTGATGTGCAGGCCGTCGGCCTGCCAGCTGGCGACGTCGTTGGTGGTGAGCGCGGCGAGCAGGCTGCGCTGCTGCGCGTTCGCCACCGCCGCGACGCGGCGGCCCGCGCTCAGCTCACGGCCGCGCGCCTGGGCTTCGGTGTGGAGGCCCAGGCGGTTTGCGAGCTTGGTGAGCAGCGATGCCATGGGTGGGCATCGTGCTGAGGGGTGCGGAACTCAGGGGGGTGAGTTGTTCCGCTCCTGTGGTCACACGCACTCGACCGTTTTCCATTCCGCCTCGGTCAAGCCGCGATCGTTGAGGTAGATCGCAGTCATCTCCGCATGGGCGTGGCCGAGCAGGGTCTGGACCGTGGGCGGCGACATGCCCTCGGCAATGTAGGTGCGCGCACTGAGGCTGCGGACTTCGTGCAGCGACGGCCACTCGAACTGCTGGTAGGCGTCATCGCCGCAGACGGACACGATCAGTTCACGGAACCGCGCGCTGAGCGACGACATCTCGATGGGCCTTCCGTTCGCCTGGCGCAGCATGTGCTCGCCGGGCTTGCCTGCCGTCTTGCACAGCTCGATGACCTGGCCGAGCGTCAGACCGGTGGCGCGCAGCCGCAGGTTGAGCGGGATGGCTAGCCGCGCGCCGATCTTCTTGCGGGCCTTCTTTTGCTGCTCAACCCTGAGATGACCATCAACGACGTCGCCGAAGCGCATCTTGGCCAGGTCGGCGCGGCGCTGGCCGGTGTGCAGCGCCAGCAACAGCATGAGCGGCAGCCACTGCTGCGCGCTGGTCTTCGCCTTGGCGAGCATCGCCTGCCACGTCTCCAGCGTCAGGCGCTTGCGCAGGCCTGGGCTCGCGGGCTTCTTGACGTGCGCGGCTGGATTGCTTTCCGCAGCACCATTGGCAATGGCCTCGACGTAGATGTCGCGCAGCTCCATGAGCACGCGGCCCGCCTTGTGCGGTGAGCACTTCTTCAGCACCGTGGCGATCTCGTGCGGCTTGATGGCGCGCAGCGGCCTCGCGCCGAGCTGCGCCTCGATGTAGTTGATGCAGGTGCCGCGGTTCTTCAGCGTTTGGGCCGAGTAGCCACGCTCCTTGATGATGCTGCGGAAGGTGACGAGCCACCCCGCCAGCGACTCGCCATCGGCCTGCTCCTGCGCCGCCGCCGCCGCGGGCGGAGTGGGAGTTGGGGCCGGCGGCGGGATGGGCACCGGAGGCGCTGGCATCTGGGCCGGCGCAGCCGCAGCAGCGGCAGGCGGAGCAATGGCCACTTCGGCGGCTTGCACTGGCAGCGCGCGAATTGCGCACGCTATCGACTCCAGAACGCTCGCCAGGTGATTCGCTGTCATGTTGTTGCGCCGTTAGGGAACATGACGTTATTGAATCCCAAAAACCTAACGCATCACACCCCCGGTTTGCGTGATGCAATAATCCAGCATGAAAACCGAATCCAAGAACCTCGGCGGCCGCCCTCCTCTGCCGGAAGGCGAACGCCGCGTGCAGCGGTCCATCCGGCTCAAGCCGCATCACTGGGCGAAGATCGACGCCGCCGGCAAGGAGCGGTTTGAGGCGCTCCTCGACGACTGGACCCCGAAGCCGGCCAAGAAAAAGCCCGCCGAAGCGGGCTAGACTCGCGGAGGGGATGGAAAATCAGCCGATGGCCCGCAGCGTCGCGATTATGTTTGCGCTGATGACATCGGCCGCCGCAAGGGCGCCAAGGCCATTGAGGTGCACGTTGTCGGGGTTCAGATAGGCGCCACCCGTGCCCATCACGCCCGTGGAACCGAGCGCCGTGTAGAGGTTCGGGCCAGCGTGCACGCGACTGGAATACACGTCACCGGCCAGCAAGGTCAGGGCGTCGCTCAGGCCGGCGCTGAGCGTGTTGTACGCGGCCGTGGTGACGGTCGGCGTGTAGCAGCTCAGTCCGAGATGCACGCGGTAGCCACGCTTCAGCCAATATCGCGCGCTCGCCATGACCGCGTTGCGGAAGTTTGTTTGGGTGACGCCGTTGCCGGCGTCTGTTTGGCCAAACATGATGAGGATGTGCTTCGCCCGCGCCGGCTGGATGGCCTGCATCCTGGTGTGAAGCCTGATATGCAGCCCCAGCGGATCCCACCCGAATCCGAACTGTGCTTCGTTGAGCGGCGCATCGTTTGCAAACCCAACAGAGTTCGTGTCGTCCACGTTCGTCCACACGATGCCGCCATCAGTCAGTGTGGAGCCGGCGGCGATGCCAGACCACCCGCCTGGGTCCGCGCCGGCCGTCGTCAAGGCGCCGCTGTCCGTCAAGTAGTCCATTGACGCGCTGGCGCTGCTGCTGCTCAGCGTGGCCGGCGAATTCGCGCGGTACGGAACCCGGTTCGACGCATAGGAGTTGTTGCCGGTGGTGGCAAGAAATACTTTCCCGCCCTGGACCGTTGTGTGGCCGGAGAAGCCATAGTCGTCCAGGTCGCCCGATGGGGCTCTGCGCACGCTGTACTTCGTACTGTTGGAGCGCGACTGTGGGCCGCCGCACCAATGACGGACGATGCTGGAGCTGCCGATAGCGCCGATGGCGATCTGACCGACAAAGCCAGCGTCATAGAGGTCATCGAGAACCTTGAAGTGCCAGCCGCCGTAAGCGGTTTCGATGCCCGAGGACGACTGCGAACTCATGGCATTGATCCCCGGTAGGGGCGCCCGAACGCCGGGGTAGCGCAGCGACTCGAAACAGCGCGGGTAGGCCGCCCGGTCGGTGTGCAGCACACGGCCCGACTCGTTCGACTGGCCGACAACGCCGAACACATTCCCAGCCCCTGACACCGGGGCGTCCCCTGCGCTCTGCTGACCGCTGACGCGGTCTTGCAGGACGGGCACGTCCTTGCGGATGCCCTGCGCCGTTTCGCGCGAGGTGCCGACTGCAGATGCGACGCCGTCGCCAATCCAGCGCAGCGCCAGGTCCGTGGCAACGTCGACTTGCGTGCCCTTGGCGCGCAGCACGCCGCCCGCGTCGAAGCGGTCGGCCAGCATGTTGATGAGCATGGGGAATCTCCTGAAGGGTTACATGCGCACGACGAAGCGGCGGCGCGCGCTGCCGCCGGCGGCGAGGCTGGCGGCGGCCTGCTCGCGCTCGACATCGGCGCGGGCGGCGTTGAGGGCTTTGAGCAGGTCGGCCACGCTCTTGAACTGCTTCATGCGCGTGCCGATGCGGTACTCGGCCACGACGGCGTTGCCGCTGGCCATGTGGTCGCGGTAGGCGGCCTCGAGGTCGGCGAGGTGGGCCTCGGCTTCGGTGAGCAGGCTGCGGGCGGTAGTGCCGACGGCTGTGGGGTCGGGCAGCACGCGGACGGTGCCGACGGTGCGGCTGACGCGCTCGGCGCCCTTGGTGCAGACGAGGCTGGCGGTGTACGTGTCGGCCGGCCAGGTGGCCGTGGTGGCGCTGGAGGCGTCGAGGGCGAACTGCTCGCCGGCCACGGTACAGGCCACGACCTGGCGCGTGGCGCCGATGAGGATGAGCTGGGCGGCCCAGCCGGAGGCGGGCGGGCAGTCGCCCGCGTCAAAGCGCCAGGCGGTGCTGTCGCCGGCGGTGTGGGTGCTGGGCAGCGTGTCGCTCATGGCCCGGCACGATGCCGGGCGGGGCGGAACTCGGGGCGTTGAGTTGTTCCGGACCCTAATCTTTGGCTCGGGAGGCGGCGATGCGGTCCTGAATCCACTGATGGACATCAGACTCAGGCCACGCGACGGATCTCGGCGTCACCGACACACAGCCAGGGAATTCGCCGCGCTTCATCAGCATATAGATCGTGGTTTTCTTCAGCGCGGTCAGGTGTTCCACATCAGCGAGCTTCAACAGGCGATCGCGTCTGACTACTGGTGTTGGATCGGATACGAGATGCATAGCACACCCAAAGTTGACGGAGGAGCGCCGCACCGCCGGGGGGAGTCGGCATGTCACCAATGATCAGTCGGTGATGGTGCGGCACGGTTCAATTGAACTGCTGCGGGCGGAACAGGAATCGGCGAGTTGTTCCGCTCACCTGTCATGACTAACTATGCGCAACTGGCTCACGATCCGCCGCACGTAGCGGTCGGTCACGCCCAGACGCTCAGCGATCACCGCGTTGGGCAGCTTCTGCTGCGCCAGTTCGATGACGCGCGCCTTCGTGCTGACCGCCGGCCATCGGCTGATGTGGTGATGACTGCCGCCGAGCGCGGACCTGGCGCGGGCCTCAGCACTGACCAGCGCCTCCTGGAATGCATCGGGCGGCGCGCCGCTGGCCTCGACGGCCTCGCGCACGAGCTTGAGGAAGATGGCGAGTGCGTCCATGGTGGTCCTTCAGCGGCGGCGCTGGGCGCGCATGCGCTGGATGCGCGCGAGGGTGGCGGCGGGGGATTCGGCAGCGGGCGCCGCGGCGGCCTGCGGCTCTTCGCGCTCGGGCTCCGGGGCCGGTGCAGGCGGCGCGGCGCCGAGGGTTCCGGCGCGTGACACGGCGCGGCCGATGAGCAGCGGCGCCAGGCGCACGGCGGCGAGGTTGTAGTTCATGCAGTCGAGCGCCTCGTTGCGGGGGCGCAACTGCACCCATTCCTTGAACGGCCGGGTGCCGCGGACCTTGGTGACGAGGCGCTCGGCGGCGAGCTGGGCGAAATACTCGTCGTCGAAGGCCGGCGTGTTGGGGAAGTGGATGTAGCCAGGGCCGGGCTCGGTGAGCTGCAGGCGGCCGTAGATGAGGGTCTTGGCTTGGTCTACCCCCACCGGCTCGGCCGCACGGCCACGCTTGCGGCGCTTGCGCAGGCGCTGCTTGCGGCGAAGCTCGTCTTCCACAAGGGGGCGGCCGGCGCCGTCCATGCCCATGATGGGCACGCACCAGGCGCGCTTCTCGCAGAAGTCGAGCACGACGCTGGTGTTGTAGCGGGCGTCGATGCAGCCGATGTGCACGCCGGCTTCGACGAGGGCTTCGTGCAGCTCGGTCCAGACGTCGGGTTGGGTGGTGTCGCCGGGCAGGATGAGGTGATCGATGGCCCACGCCTCTTCACCGGCGCCCCAGCCGACGAGGGTGACTTCGATGCGGTCCTTCTGGACGTCGCCGCCGAAGGTGATGAGGTGGACGGGCAGCGCGGCGGGGTCGTAGCTCTCCAGGCGGCCGAGCAGCGCGGAGGCCTCGATGCTGTCGCCGACTTCCTTCCACACCTCGCCAAGGTAGGTGTTGACGAAGGCCTTGAGCTCGGAGGTGTCGCCCTGGGCGTCGAGCCACTTCTGGGCGATCTTGACCCAGTTGAGGCCGAGGCCGGTGGGCGCGTACAGCGCGTTGAGGTGATAGCCGCGGTGCGCCTTGCGTTGCGGGCGCAGGGCGACCCAGCGGCCGGCGGCGAGCATGTCGGGCTTGTGCTTCTCGTCGATCTCGGTGCCGCAGTGCTTGCAGATGTACCAGGCGGCCAGCACCAGCAGGGGCTCGCCGGGCTGCTGCGGAGCGGTGCGCCACCGCAGGCCGTGAGCCTTGCCGTCGCCGAACTCGAGGGGCTGGGCTTCGCCGCAGTGGGGGCACGGCACGTGGTAGCGGCGCTGGTCGCTGCGGCTGTAGCGCAGGGCGATGCGGCTTTGGCCTTCCAGCGTGGGGGTGCTGACGCAATAGGTCTTGGCGCGGCTGAAGGTGCGCTGTCGGTTCTCGATCAGCGTCATGGGGTCGCCCTCGCTGCCGACGTCCCACGGGAAAGCGTCGACCTCGTCGCAGATGACGTACGGCAAGTGATCGGACCGCAGGCTGTCGGGGCTGTTGGCGCCGGCCTTGATGACGCGGGCGCGTGCGCCGTACTCCAGCAGGTCGCCGCGGTTGCTGCGGTCGCGCCGGCCGGTGGGCGTGAGGCTGGCCAGTACGGGCGACTCCTCCAGCATCTTGGCCATGCGGGGGTTGAAGCTGCGGTCGCGTAGCTCCAGGGTGGGCACGACGACGAGCAGGTCCTTGTTGCCCAGGTGGTGCATGACGTAGCCGAGCCAGCAGTACATCGCCTCGGTGCCGCCCACGCCTGACGACTTGATGAAGGTGATGTCGCGGACGGCGCTGTGCTCGCTGAGCGCGTCCATGATCTCGACGAGGTAGGGCGTGAGCTCGTTGCGCCACGGGCCGGGGCTGTTGGTGCCGCTGCGCAGCCAGCGGTGGCGCTCGGCCCACTGGCTGACGGTGAGCAGCTCGCGGGGCGTGGCGCCGCGCTGAAATGACTCGCCGAGGGCGGGCTGCGCGGCGCTGACGGCGGGCAGGCCGCGGCCCAGCTCGACGAGCACCTCGTGCGCGGCGGCGCTCATGGCGTGGTGTGTCTCGGTCTCGTCGCTCAGGCCGGCCACGTCGAGCAGCCAGCGCTCGAGCAGCACGTCCAGCGCGCGGCTCGCCGCCTCGCGCACGGCCAGACCGGCGCGCAGGGTGTCGGGCCGCGGCACGACTTGCGCCTCGGCCTGGCGGCAGGCCTGCTCGGCCTTCTGGGCCTGCAGGCGCTCGCGTTGGGCTTTGAGGTCGGCGAGGGAGGTGGTCATGCCGGTCCTCTGTCAGCGCACGTCCGGCGAGGGATGGCGGACCCCTGGAGGAAGCCAGCCGGGAGGCGTCGTCTTGCAGTAACTGCACGCGGATTCATGGGGGTGAACCGTTGCGCCGCACGACCGGCATTCGACAGAGCCACGCGGAGGCGCAGGCGGGCCGGGCCAACGAGATGGCCTTGGCACATGCGCGCAGCGTGGAATGATTGAAGGCGAAGTGATGCCCATGGCACTTCCTTAGCTTCTTTCGCGCACTTCGACGACGCCGCGCAGCGTGCGGGTGATGATGCGCTTGCAGTGCTTGTGGAGCTTCACCGGCTTGTCCGTCACGCGGACGATGCCCCGGCGCGTGTCTGCGTAGACGACGCGCTCAAGGCGCTTGCCGTTGAGGAAGACATCGCGCGGCCGCCGTCCGTCGCCGCCGGTGTGGATGTGTGGAGGGGTTGGACGCTTGAGCATGTCGGCTCTCCTGTTCAACGCGCCGTGCGCAGCGCCTGCGCCAGCGCGGCCTGGAAGATGGGCGCCGCCTCGCGCTTGACGGCGAGGTCGGCGGCGAGCTTGATGTCGAGCCGGGGCTCGTAGCGGGCCCACTGCACGAAGATGAAGACGGGCAGCAGCTCGCGCACGCCGGGGGCGATGCGCACGTCTTGGTAGATGCCGAGCTGCCCGCGACCGCCAGGCCGGCCGGCGAAGTAGCGGTAGCCCAAGCGGGTGCGGGTGCCGCGGGCCAGGCGGGCGCGGCTGGCGGCGGTGGCGTTGAGCTTGAAGCCCTTGCCCTGCTCCTGGAAGGCGCGGAAGTAGCTGAGGATGGCGACGATCTGGCCGCGGCTGATGTTGCCGTATTCGTCCATCTTGGCGCCCTGGCCCGGGGTGACGAAGTAGCCGCCGGGCAGCACGCCGATGCTGCGCAGCGCGACCTCGAAGGCTTTGAGCCGGCGCTCGCCGCCTTCGACCTGCCAGCGCAGGTAATTGCTGGCCGGGCGCCCTCCTCCGCCGACCTGCTTGAAGTCGACGACGGCCGTGAGGTCGGCCGCCGTGGCGCGCTTGGCGACGGTGAGGCTGTTGAGGGTGAACGGCGTGGGCCGGTCGAGGCTGTCGCGCATCTCATGCCGAACGGCGTCTTGCACCGGGTAGCGCGCCAGGGTGTTGAGGGTGAGGCTGGCGGCGTAGCGGGCCTGCTGGGTCAGGCTGGCGAGCTTGCGCTGCAGCTGGGGGAGGCCTTCGAGGGTGACTTTCATGACAACTTGCCGATCTCAGCTGCCGCGCGGACGATGGCGCGGCGGGTGGCAGCGAGCCGGCACGAGTGAACCGGCTCGCTCACCTCGACGTCGTAGAACTTGACGGTGGCATGCGTGCCGATCGGACTTGGTGCGTTGACGATGAAGCCAATGTGCACAGCCAGTCGTAGCGCTTGCGCGTCGTTGGTTAGCGGGAACCAGCAATGGCAACAACCACGCTCATCGACCTCCAAGAAATTTCCCCAGTTGTCACGCAACGTGATCCCAGCAGGCTTGGCTGCCAGTGCGAGCATTTCGAAGTCGATGGCGGCGGTTTGAATTGGCATGGTCACTCCGGTTGGCTCTCTGAGGCATCCAGCCGCAGGCCGGCCGCGCCAAGCTGCTCGGGGCGCAGTCGGCGCAAGGCGGCAGCGAACTCGCGGCGCACGAGACGGCGGGCGGCGGCGATCTCGCCGGACAGCAGGCGGCGGCGATCGGCGTCGCTGGTGGCGGCGGCCAGGCGCGGGGCGGTCTGGTCGATGAGGCGCTCGACGGTGGCGCGCAGCGTGGCGCCGAGGCCGTGGGCTTCACGCTGGATGGCGCCGCGGGGGATGCGGGCGCCGGATTGCAGGTCGAGGCTCAGCAGGAGCTGGGTGTTTTGCCAGCGGAGTTTCTCGGCCTCCCAGAAGGCGCGCGAGCCTTCGGGTGGGGCCTGGGTGTCGGCGGCGTGCTGATCGTCGCTCCTGGCGGCGCTATTCGCGTCCGCGAGGGGTGTTGCGGGCGCTGCAACGCCTGCAACGGCGTGACCGCGGGCTTCGGCGTGGCGCTCGGCAAGGTCCAGCCGGCCGCCGCGGGTGGCGTGCCAGCGGGCAAGGCTGGCCTGCACCAGCACGCGGCCGTCGTCAGCCAGCACCAGGCGGCCGGACTGGGCGGCACGAGTGACGGTGCTGCGGTTGACGCCGAGGCGCCGGGCGAAGGCGGCGAGGTGCTCGGCTTCGGGCGTTTCCGGCCCGGAAACAGGCCCTGTGATGGGCTTTTGGGCCTGTGATGGATACCCATCACAACCTAAGTCGTTGTTTTTACTCATTTTGTGATGGGTGTGATGGGTGTGATGGGGTGGACGCGCCCGCGTGATCGCACGCCCGCACGCGGCGCGCGCTCGCTCGCATGCATGCGCCCTCGTGTGCGGGAGAAAGCCCATCACACCCATCACACCCATCACAAACCCTGAAAAATCAAGGGCTTGCGTTGTGATGGGTACCCTGCACAGGCCGGCAAAGCCCATCACAGAACCGGGCGGAATGGCGCTCAGGGCTGCTGCCATGAGTCCCCCTTGGCGTATTCGGCGGCCTGGACGTCGAACTTTTTGCACCAGCGGCCGAGCCAGACGGGCTCGGTATCGGTGGCGCCGCGCTCGGACTTGCCGCGTTGGAGGGCTTCGGGCGAGGGGATGACGACGCTGAGCTGCTGGCCGTCGTGCCCCTCGTCGAGCTTGATGCGCTTGCGATCCTTCTCCCAGCCGACGAGGCGGCCGATGGTGTTCAGGAACTGGTTGCTGGCGCGGGGGAACTTCTCGCCGTTGAACCGGCACCACGCGAGGTAGGCCTTGAAGAGGTCGAGCGCGACGCAGGGGGCGAGCGGCAGGGGCAGTTCGCGGTTGGTCCACTCGTCGATGAAGCGGAGTTCGCTGGTCTTGCTGACCTGGATCAGCTCGGCCTTGGCCTGGGTGGCTGGTGGGCGCTTCTTGGGGTGGAAGTCGCCGAGGTCGAGGTTGAGCAGGTAGTGGTACAGCGCCTGGATGCCGCCGGCGTCGATCTCGGCGTTGACGGCGTCGTAGTAGGCGGGCTCGCGCTGCGGCGGGGTCCAGACGACGAGGTGGCGGCGGTCGTCGTTGTCGAGGGGCAGCGGCATGCCCTCGTTGGAGAGGAACACCAGGTTGAGCTGGTTGCGCTGGCGGTAGGCGGCGACCTGCTTGGTGTTGATGCGCACCCAGTCGCCGGTGACGAGTTCCTTGAGCTCGTTCTTGATGTGCCACATCTCCTGGCGGGTGACGACTTCCTCGGCCAGGAGGAACAGCTTGCTGTCGGTCCAGTCGCTGTTGAACTTGTCTTCGAGGCCGCGCTGGTTGAGGACGGTGGCGTAGTCGCCGAAGATCTTGGCGTAGGTCTGGAAGAAGGTGCTTTTGCCGGTGCCCTGGGGCCCGTGCATGATGATGGCGCTGGCCATCTTGGCGCCCGGGTTCTTGAGCGGATAGGCCAGCCAGCGCAGCAGCCACCAGTAGACCTCGTCGCCGTTGTCTTCGCCGCAGAGGTAGCGGAGCAGCTCGAGGAGCTTGGTGCACTTGCCCTCGGCGGGCTTCATGGGCCAGCCCTGCCAGGTGTTGAGCTTGACGGTGGCGTCGCGGCCGGAGGGATCGAAGCCGACCTGGTCGAGGTAGAAGGCGCCGCGGCGGATCCACTGTGGGTGAGCTTTGACGTCATCCCACCGAACGCCTTTGTGCAGCAGGCGCACGGCCTGGCCGATGCGGGCGATCTTGTTCGTCCACGTGTCGAACAGGAATTCGCCCGTGCCGTCGTCGAGGGGGATGAAGCGCTCGACGAGGTCGTCCAGCACCATGACGGAGACGGCTTGGCGGCGGCCGCCATCGCTCTCCCCTTCCCCCTGCGGAGCGGGCGGCGGCGCCGCCCGGGCGGGGGCAACACGCCACCCTTGGGCGTCTAACGCCTGCTCGATCTGGCGGGCAACCAGGGTGAGGCCGCCCGCGGGGTCTTGGTGCAGGTCGTTGAAGTCGGTGGGGCCTTTGCGGTCCGCCGGTCGTTGCGTGGGGAACTCGGGCCGCACCCAGGCGCCGCCCACGGCCATGGCGGCAGCGCTGGCGCAGGTGACGCCGGCGTTGTCCTTCTTGTGCGGCTCGCCGCAGTGCACGCAGTCCGCGCCCTGCTCTACCGGCGTCATCGCGCCGCAGGCGGCGCACTTCTGCAGCCAGTCGTCGTCGGCGCAGACGAGCACGCGGGCGCCCTTGTGCGCGGCGGCGATGGCCTTGGCCACGGGGAGCAGGTTGCCGGCGTCGAAGGCGACGACCACCGGCAGGCCGGTTGCCGCGTGAAGTGACGCGCCGGTGGCGAAGCCCTCGCACAGCAGCGCGACGCTGCCGCGGCCGATGAGGCCGATGGTGTGGCTGTGGCCCTGCTTGGCCAGGCCGGTGGGCCAGTAGTCCTTGTCGCGCCCCTTCTTGGCCTTGACGGCAGGGTCGCCGTAGATGACCTGCAGGCCCCAGATGCGGCCTCGCATGTCGGCGATAGGCACGACGAGGTTGGCCTGCTTGGTGACGCGCGCACCGAAGAGTTGGCCGGGGGCAAAGCCCTTGCGGGTGAGGTAGGCGCTCTCGCCGGCCTCGCGGCTGCACTGGGCCCAGCCGTGGGCGGCGCGCTCGGCGGCGCGCTCCTGCTGGCGGCGCAGTTCGGCCTCGGCGGCCTGGCGGTCGGCCTTGATGCGGGCCTTCAGCGCTTCGGCCTGGGCGGGCGTCAGGCGTTCGCGGCCGAGCTTCGGCAGTTCGACCTTGGTGGCGCCGTTGTCGGCCCCCTGCCAGACGCCGTAGCTGCCAACGAGCAGGCTGTCGCCGCTGTCCAGCGGCATCTCGTAGAGGCGGTACCACCCGCGCCGCTCTTTGTCGTGGCCCTCCACCCGGCAGCGCACCGGCTTGACGGTGCCAACCTGGAGGCCGTCCTTGAGGATCAGGCCGGCCGCCTCAAGCTGGCGCCCGACGTCGTCGTAGTTCAGCAGGGACATGTTGCCTATGCCCCGAGGGCGCAGCCTAGCGGACCGGGTCGGTTCAAATCACCCGTGTCCAAGGCTGCCAGGAGGGACCCACCAACTTGGTGCGCGCGTCGCGCGCCCGCAACGTCGCGCCGCCGCAACGCAACACCAACACGGTGCGTTCGCCCCTGGGTAGGGGTGCGGGGCTTGAAGAGGTGCCGGCTAGACCGATTCGTCAGGGGGCCGGCTGCTGGCCCTGTATGCAATCCCGTGCGTCCAGCGTCCTGGCGAGGCCGACTTCTGGCGGCGGATGGCTGGCGGGCCCCATCGGTCATGGGGTGTCGGTGTTCGGTGGATCGCGTCACGCCGCCCTCACCTTCAGGCGTGCGTTCATGTAGGCCATCTGCTGGCGCAGCGCTTGACCCTTGACGATCAGTTCGCTCCATTCCTTGTCGAAGCGAGCCAAGTCGTTGTCGCTGACGTCGTTGTCGGCCAGCGACTCGACCGTCGTATGCAGCACATCGGCCGCTTCCTTGACGACCTCAGACGCAGTGCGGATGCACGGCTGGTCTGCGCCGGGCAGGCTTTCAGGCAAGGGCATGGGCGGGAAGTGGCCGCACTCGACGGCCATCGCATACAGGATGCGGAAGTCCTTCGCCATCACCTGCACAGTGACCGCGTCCTCCAGGCCGAGCTTGGCACCTGGGTTGTTGGGGTTCACCTCAGCGCTGAGGTTGGTCTTCCCCATGCGAACCTGCAGTGCAGCCGCGCCGCCCGGGTAGCCGTGAACGACGTTGTAGGCGGCGTCTGCCACCGACATGAATTGACCCATCGTCAGGCCTCGCGGAACGATGTGGAGATGAAGGGCGGGCGCCTCGCCTCGGCTACGCTGGTGGCTCTCACCCCAACCAACACACCGAAGGAAGCCCCCATGAATGAGCCCACGCCTGCAGCAGTCATCGCCGACCTGAAGAAGCTGATGGCTGACCTTGGCGGTAGAACGGCGGCAAATCACGCCGCAATTCGCGGGCTTTTGCTCTCGCATCCCGATCGCGGCGCCGCACAGCAAGCTGTTGCGCACGAGTTGGAACTGATCGCCGCTCCAGCCCTGGCAATGACGGTTTCGGACGCCTGGCTACGTGGCTTTGAGGCAGGCCGTCGTGCACTGATGCCGCCCACTCAAGATGGTCAGCCGCATAGCTCTTGACGATGGTGTCGGCGTCATCACCGTACTGAGGCATGACCTGCCGTGGCGACACGCTTCGCGCTTCTAGCAATGCACGCTGCCGGGCACACCACTGCCGAAAAGCTGCTGCAAGCGCTCGCGGATGTGGCCGATCAAGCGGCAGCTCTACCCAGGTAGAGCCTTCGTTGGTTTTCTGCATGTCAGCTCCCGGTGTTCGTTGATATCGACGCCAACGCAGTGGCGGCGGAGACTGCAGGCATGCAAGCCCGCCGCCGAATCGCCTCAAGCCGCATCGCGAACCACACCATCAGCAGCCGGGACGGCTGGCGCGCCTTCAGTGCCAATCAGCTCAGGCCAGGTCTGGTGCCAGTCGCTCTGCCGCAAATGCCACCGACGCAAACGTCCGCCACTCTGCCGCTCGACCCGAACAGCCTCCTTGGGCTTCATGTCTTTGCGGCCGACCAAGCACTGATAAAGGTACTGTTCATCGACGTCGACCGCTGCGGCGATCTCGGCACGTTCCCGTGGGCTGATGGCGTCTTCCATGCAACCAGTATCTAGCGTTTCGACAGAAGAGGTCAAGCGTTTCGCTCTTGCGTCGTCTAGCGTATTGCTAGAACGTCATAGCATGACTACACGCGAACACCTCATCCAGTCCCTGCGCACCCTGTGCGCAATGCATGGCGGGTTCAAGGCGGTCGCTGACAAAGCGGGGGTAGACGACCAGAGCCTTTACCAGATCATCAGCGGGGTGAAATTGCCCTCAGGCAATGCCAAGGGCGTCGGGCCGACCATCCAACGAAAGTTAGACACAGCCTTTCCCGGCTGGGCTGACATGCCCGGCGCGTCGAACTCTGATGAGGCAGGCATCTATCGCGGCGCTTGGCCGTTTCGCACCGTCCGCCCCGCCTCCTTGCGAGACGTTTCGCCTGAGCAGCTCGCGGCTATCGAGCAGATTCTGGCCGCTGCGCTGTCGGGCATGACGCCCAACAACGGATGGACAACCATCGCTCGGGCAGTGGCTGCAGCAATTGACCACAAACTCGCGACCGACCCGGACTACGAGCTAGGGCCGGCCCCATTCACTAAGTTTGTCAGCGAGATCGAAAGCGCGGCCAGCAAGGTACAGGCCGCGACACAAGCAGCAGCGAAGGTGAACTAGACGCCATGCAGCACATCGAAATACACGACGCGAACCAATGCACCATCGTGAACATCGATGGGGGAGCGACTAAGGCACCCAGCGCGAAAAACAGCCGCGTTTGTAGGCAATGCGATCAACCGACCTGGAGGCTGACACCAGTCTGCGCACACTGCGGCTATGACCGATGGCTTCGTTACAGAATCGCCGCGGGCTCGACTGCCGGCGCCGCAGCCCTTGCATTGGTGATTTTTCACCCCCTCGGCTAGGGCAAACGTTGACCGAAGTCAAAGAAAGCGGCGGCACGATCTACGCCAATATCCCTAACCATAGGGATTGGCAGATCACAAATGACAGACGCATTCTCCAAGACGACCGCTGACCTAATCGAACGGCTTCGGAAGCGGCCGACGCCGCCGCAAACAGCGGCGACGGCATCAGGCCAGGGATCCAACGTTTACATCCACGCCCCTCGCGACTGCGTAATCGTAGTCACAGCGCCGCCCGCAAGTTTGCCTGGCAAATAGGTCATTGGCGCGCCGCGACCATCCAACGGGCGATCCTGACGGCGCCCGCCAAGCCCTGGGCGGAGGTCACTCGTTCAGTGGGCTGCCGATTGGGCCACCGCGTGTAGCGCGTGGTGATCGATGTGGCGCGACTGGCCTCAGCGACCACCTTCGCCGCCTGTTTTCCGTTCCATCCGGCAGCCCCAGATGTCAACACCGGCCCCCTGTCCAGTCGCAGCTGGCTAGGTGCGCCCGGGCTGTGCTGTTCGCCGACAACTAGAGCGAGCGGTCCCTTGGCGCCGACCATGACCCAAACGTCCTCTTTGAAGACGAGGCAGGTGCGCACGTCCGTCATCTTGTCCGTCGAGCACCGAGCTTCCCAACCATTGATGGTGAGGCGCCCGTTGGAATGGATCAGGAAGGTCAGCCCATCAAGGTCTCCGCGCTCATAGGTGATGCCTCCGTGTAGCTCACCGTCGCTGTACCTTGGGCCAAACTCTGAGCTATCGCTAAAACGAGCGCCTCGCGGGATGAACTCGTCATCCGTCGCAGAGCGCGCGGTAGCGGCTATCAGCCCGGCAAGTAGCACCGTGCCTATTCGTGCGTATACGCGCATTTCATACCCCCTAAGTTGAACGCTACCAGCTACCACTCGCCTGCGCACTAGCGAAACGCTTGACAATGTCTAGCGTTTCGACAGAATGGCCTCCGCACCAACCGGAGGCCTCATGTCAAGCCAGCCCAAGACCCACGCCGAGCACCTTGCCGACTACGTTCTAGAGCGCCTGGCCCACGGCCTGGCTGAGAACGAAGGCCTGACCGGCGAGGCCCTGCGCGCTGCCCAACAGGCCGACATGGCCTTCGCCCTGCAGCGCCTGCTCGGCGCGGTGGGTGACAGCTACGAAACCCGCCTCATCGTGCTGCTGGGCCTGCGAGACGACGACGGCTATCGCTGCGGCCCCGCCACCCGCTCCATCGTCGAGGCCCGCGTCTGCGCCCAGCACGACACGCGGGCCCTCATGCCTGCCCAGTTCGCCAAGGCGGCTGCATGAGCGCACCCCTCACGCCCGCCGGCTGGCCCATGCCCGCCGAAGCCTGCACCGAACTGGGCGCCGACACCCAGCCAGTCCGCCCGGGCCTCATCGCCCGACTGCGCATCGCGCACCTGAGCGAGCGCGCCGCCTGCGTGGCTGATGAGCGCCAGCGCTACGAAAGCCTCGGCTGGGTCGGCCCCCGGTACCGGCTGGAGAGCTACAGCCAGCAACGCCAGCTGATGACGCGCGTGCGCGAACTAAGCGCTGGCACACCGCCCACGCGCCGCCGGCCCGCCTGGCGCCGCACGCTGGCCACCGCCCTCGTCGCCGTCAGCGGCGCCGCCGGCCTGGTGCTGGCCGCCTGCGGCGGCGGTGGCACCGACGAAGAGCCGGCCCCGCGGCCGCCAGTGGATTGCGTCAAGACGCCGGAGCTGTGCAAGTGATGCGCCGGCCCACCATCGGATTGGCCTACAGCACCTGCCGCCTGTGCCGGCACGGCGCCGAGAGCGGGCTGGAGCTCGTCTGCACACGGCCTGCGGCCGTCGGCTTTGCCGGCCCCGAGCCCGTGGCCCTGCAGCGCGCGCCCGGCGCGGATTGCGGCCCCAACGCCACCCACATGCAAGCCGCCTACCGCGGCCACCCGGAGGCACCATGATCGAAGGCGACTACGTACGCAACTGGCGCACGGGCGGCTACACGGTGCGCCTGTGGCATGACTTGCCAGGCACGGTTCTGCCGGGCTTGGTGCCCTGGCACCGCGGCGGAATCGCAAGCGGCCTCCACGCATCGGCGCCGGCCGTCATCGATGACTTTGGCAATCTCGCTCTTGTCGGGGGGTGGAAATGATCACCCACACCCCCACGCCAGCCGACGAAGAGCGCGCCTTCCAGCTGCTGCGCCGCCCGGACTGGCCGGCCACGCTCGCCGAGCTGCGCGCCGCGGAGCGCCAGGCGGGCCTGGTGCACGGCCTGGCGCAGCGCCTGGCCAACGGCTGCCGCTACGTGCC